AAGTTTTCGACATCGAGGTCAAGCGGACCACGATCAAGAAGAAGCTGGTTATCGAGTCAGTCGCCCCGGAAGAGATCCGCATCAATTCCGACATCAACAGCCCCTTCATCCAGATGGCCCGCTTTGTATCACACAGCAGGCCGGTATTGCGTACCCACCTGATTGAATGGGGATACCCCGAAGATGAAGTAATGCAGCTGCCGGCCTATACGACCGACACCGAGTCTGAGGAGCGGGCACGCACCCGGGACCATAGCGAGTCCGAACACTATTCGGCGCAGCGCCTCACTGACTCTGTCATGTTCCACGAGATCTACATGCAGGTCGACTTCGACAATGACGGGATTGCCGAGCGCCGGCAGATCATGGGCGCCGGGGATCGCGGCTCGGTGACGCATGTCTTCGAGAACACGTACTTCCCGATTATCCCGATGGCAGGTGGCACGCCATTCATCATGCCGCACCGATTCTACGGGCTCAGCTTCTACGACAAGCTCAAGCAGATACAGGATTCGAAGACACGCTTCCTGCGTCTCACCGATGACAACGCCGAATCGCTGATCAACCAGCGCAAGGTGGTCACCGCAGGCGAGGTCAACATGGACGATCTGCTGTCCAGCCGGCCCGGCGGTGTTATCCGCGAGCGCACACCGAACAGCGTGCGTCTGGAGCCGTCACAGCCTCTGGGCGACACCGGCTTCAAGATGATGACTTACCTCGACAAGATGCGCGAGGAACACGGCGGCAGTGCACTGAACCTCGGCACCAACGAGAACAATCCGGTCAAGAATGCCGGAGCCCACGGCATGGAACGCTGGATGACCTCGAAAGAGCTGCTGACCAAGCTGATGACAGAGTGCTTCGCCGAGACCATGGTGCAAGGTATCTACCTCGTCGCGCACTGGCTGGTCCGCACGCATCTGCCGGACCAGCTGAACTTCAAACGCAAGCAGGGCTGGGCCCAGACGAATCCGGAGCAGTGGCGGGATCGCGAGGACATCAGCCTGTCTATCGGCCTGACCCAAACGGAACGCATGCAGCGCGTTACGGCGCTGGAGAGCGTGCTGCAGAAGCAGATACAGGCACTGGGTGAGGGGCAGGACGGGGTGCTTACGGATCTCGGAAGGGTACACCGAACGCTACTCGATCAGGGTCGCGCGGCAGGCCTGCCGGCCCCGGAGCAATACTGGATCGACCCGGACTCGCCGGAGGCCAAGCAGGCTATGCAGGCCAAGCAACAGGCTGCCCAAGAGACCGCTGCCCGGGAACAGCAGATGATGGGGCAGATGCAGCAGATGACCATGCTGATCGAGCAAATGAAGAACGAGGCAAAGGTCAACGGGGACCGGCTCGACTACGCTATCGAATCCAACGAGCAGCTGCGCAAGTGGGTCGAGACTGAACTGAAGTACAACACGGACATCGAGGGGCAGGGACAGGGCGCGTAATGGCAACCCGGGGACAGCTCAGGCAGCAGGCACTGCGCCGGCAGGCAGAACTTCAGGCTGCCGCCAATGCAATGCCGGCGCCCGGCTTCTTTGTTCCCGGAGGGTATCGTCCGCCAGCAGAGGCTCGTGGGCTCAACCCGCTACAAGGCGCTCTCACCTCGATGGGTGGGGCACTACAGGATTCACGATTACCGCTCGGCATAGGACAGCCTGCCGGGCGGATGATGTATAACACGGCCACTGGCACTGCCACCCCGGGCGAGATAGCGCTAGGGGCGCTGGAAGTTGCAGACATCGCCACGCTCCCATTCGCGGCGGGCACAGCCCCCGTTCGCCGCGCAGGAGCCAGTCTGGCACGCCAGCTGCCCAAGGGTTCGCGGGTGCCCATTACGCATGTCGCCCGGAGTCAGTGGCCGTATCTATCTGCCGGCGAGGCCGGCACCAACCCGGCTATTAGCGGCGCAGAGCGTGCCCGGGCCGGGGCCCCGCCGACGGTCCACGGCTATGTCACAGCCAGCGAGGCAGCCCCTGAAGCCGGCCTCGGGCGCGAGGTGATGCATGGTGAGGCACGCCGGGTGCTGGACCTGACCAGCAAGAAGGGGCAGAAGATCAAGCAGGACGTCAAGGACTGGCTGATGCGCGAGGCGGAAGAGGATGCCGGCGGGCGCTACGCCGCGCATATCGACCCGGCTGAGTGGGCAACCGAGGTCGAGAAGGAAGCGCAGCGGCTAGGTTACTACGGTGTCAGGCAGGGTGATGTCGTCAAGTCCTTTGCGGATGTTGATGTCACCCGGCGCGGAGAGATCCCGGCCGAGCTGATGCGCCCGCAGCAACGCACACCGGAAGCACTGGCACGATACGCCCTGTCGCAGCCTGAGGGCTTTACTGTCAACCCCCGCACCGGCGAGGTGCCGAAGGAAGGTATCGCCATTGCACGCCGCGGAGGCGAAGCCACGCTGCGGGATCCGAACATCGAGAACGTCGCCGACTATATCCGCGGGAACATGCCACGCCCGGGAGAGTATCTTGGCGGCTGGTCCCCACATGCAGGACGCATGGTAATGGATCAGACCATGGTTCGCCCCGAGACACCGCTGAACCTCGGTGCCCGGGCGGCCGGCGAGGCGAACTGGCAGGAGGCGCTGTACAACCTGCGCACCGGGCAGGAGATGCCGATGGTCGGCCGCCCGCTGGTCGAGGACCTGCCGCGCATTGCCGGCCAGATGCGCGGCCCGGTCCCGAGCATGCTGCGGGCAGCTACGCCGCCGATGCGGCTGCCGATCATAGCCGGGCAGCAGGCGAAGACAGCCGACCTCGATGCGCTGGCCCGGGCGCAGGAGATGACAGCCTCAGGGGTCAAGGACCGGGACCGTATCTGGAAAGAGACGGGCTGGTACAAGGACCCGGTTGACGACCAGTGGAAGTTCGAGATCCCTGACATCGAGACCGGCCTGAACGTCAAGACGAAGTACCAAACCGATTACAACCCGGCGAGCCCGACTTACGAGCAGCAACGATCCGTACCGACTACGGCGACGATGGGTCGCATGCTGCCGCACAGCCGGCTGTACGAAGCCTATCCCGAGCTGGCGGAGCAGGTAGGTACATTCAATCTGGATCCGGCTCTCAAACAGGCAAGCGGGGAGTACACAGACCCGTTTATCCGCGCCCGGGCAGGCGACCCCGAGACGCTACGCGGTGTCGGCTTGCACGAGTTGAGCCATGTCATTCAGGGCAAGGAAGGATTCACCCCGGGGGCTAATGCGCCGCAGTTCATGCGTATGGCTCCGACCAAGGAGGAAGGCTTCGAAGCGTACCGACGGGTTGCCGGCGAGGCCGAAGCTCGTAACGTCGAGAGCCGCTACCGTCGTGCTCAGAACATGCTGCGTTCAGGACGCACACCAGAGCAGATTGAACAGTGGCTACGGGACAACCCTCCATGGACCACGCTCGATGTTCCTGAGACACAACTGACGACACCCACGGAAGCGCTTGGGGAATTCGTTCGAGGGAAATATCCCGAGGCTGAAGGCTTCTCCGGGATGGACCCGACTATGTCCCGGGCTCCGAGCATCAGCGACCTTTACCAACAACTGGAACCGAAGCAGGTAGAGAAAGGCCGGCGCTTTGCAGAGAAGTACCCGGCTTTCCGTAAGGCGATGCCATACATGCTGCCGGACGAGGCAATCAAGGCGCTGTATCAAGAGCCTAGTGCGGCCAAGATCAACGAGCTGTTAAATATCCTGCCGTCTGCAAAAGAGTTCGCCGCTGTTGCCAAAGCTGGAGAGCCAAAGCGCGGCTGGTACAGGCAAAGCGCACAAGCAATAGTAGACACCTTTGGTCCTGAAGATGCACCACGGTTCGCATCACTGCTGGCCGCGACAAGTCCTCAGACCAGCGTGCAGAGCAACCTGAAGAACGCATTGAACATCTGGAAGAACTGGAATCAGGCAGGCCGGCCGACAGACCCAGCCGATATAAAGCGCGTCATGGGAGCCAGCGTCGAAGGATCCCGAGGCGAGAAATCGGTTCTTGATGCGTGGGTGAACAACTCCATTACAGCGCTGTCGTCTCCTGATCCGGTTACTGATGGCTTGAGTGGACCCAAAGTCGATTCTTTCATGCGTAACCTGCTGGGGGATGTGCAACAAGTAACCAATGACGCATGGATCGCTAACTATGCATACGGTGCCGGGGATCCGCTATACAGGCGTGGCCTGCTAAGTCCGAAACAAGACCCGCAGGCGCTGTTCTCAGGATCTGGCCCGGGAGGCACAAAAGGGCCGGGGTATATCGCTACCAGCGCCCGCCAAAGGCAGGCAGGGCAGCCTATAGGATTCGACCCGTCAGAGGTGCAGGAGTCGGTTTGGTCCTTTGTGAAGCCCGCTTATGAGCTGGGGTATGGTGGTGTGGGCAGGCAGGAATATCTCGGAGCACTGGCGCAACGTAGCCCTGAAGCAGCCGAACAATTACGAGGCCTGCCAGCTGGCGGGGCCAGACAGGTTTATGAGATGGGCGCATTGACGCCTGATGTGATCAATGCCACGCCCGATTTCGGCACCTTGTTTGGCGCAGAACCCTATGGCGACATCATCCGGACTGCAGGTCTGGAGCCTGCATACCACCCGCCTGTCAGCAAGCTTCCGGCCCAGCTGGACCCTGAGGAGCAGAAGCGGGTGCTGCAGGCGCTGGCGCGTCTGGATAGGCTCGCCCGGGCCCGGCGGAAGAAATCCCGATAGAAATGTGGTAGATTCGCGCCATGGCATTGACACAAGAAGACCGGATAGCGTTTGCGAAAGAGATTGAGCAGAACCCTGTCTGGGTCGAGATGAAGAAGGCTCTGCCACAACAGTATTATCTGTACTGGCGGAAAGAACCCGGCGAACGAGAGAGAGTCGGGCACTGTGCGGACATCTTTGACGACGTCATGAAGCATATCGAGGGATTTGCTGCACTTGGCTTCGATACAGATGTAGACGAGGAGGGAAGTGGTAATGCCTAATAAACAGCAGCAGGTGAGAGATCTCCTGCTTAGTATGGACTCGCAGGACGGGGGAGAGACGCCCCCGGACAGGCTGGTCCCGCAACAGACTCCCGGTATTGTCCCAGAGACGGGCGAGACCGTTGAGACTGCACCGCAGCAGCTGTACGAGCAGGAAGAGACTCCTGCTACCCAGCCAGCTGCAGAGACGCAGGAAACCGCAGGTGAGGAAGGTGATGGCGAGGAAGGAGACGGAATCGACATCGAGGACCTGAGTCAGCTCGCGGAAGCTATCGGCGTTGAACCGGAGTGGCTGTACAATCTGCGTATTCCGATGCCTGAAGGGGGAGACCCAATCACGCTGGGCGAGTACAAGGATATTATCAGCCAGAAGGGGAAGGTCGTTGGCGATGAACAGCGTCTCGCATACGAGCGCAATTTGTTTGAGCAAGAACGGCAGCAGTTCCAGCAGGAGAGGGAACAAAGCCTTCAGCAGCTCCAGCAGTTACCGGACGCAGTTATGCAGGCCGAAGCACGCGTACAGGCACTGGCGCAACAGTATCAGACGACCGACTGGTCGTCACTGGAGCAGACAGACCCGGGACGTGCGGCTTTAGCCAAGCAGAACATGTCAGCCGCGTTTCAGCAGGCGCAGCAGGAGGCTCAAACCCTGCGGTATCAGTTCCAGCAGGCCCAGCAGAACCTCGAAAACGAGCGACGCACGGCCGAGGAGCAGAAACTGCTCATGAACATCGAGAGTTGGAGAGATCCAACGATTCGCACAGCAGAGATGAATGACATCGCGACCCTGATGGTGGAGTATGACTATACTCCGCAGGAAGCGCAGAAACTCATCGACAGCCGGGCGATACGGATGATGCATGACTACCTGAAAATACGTAAACAGGTTGGTACTGCGAACGCCAACGCCAAGCAGGTCCGCAAGGTGCCGAAGGCACTGAGACCAGCAGGCCACGGGAAGCCCAAGCCGGGCAAGCTCACCGAATTGCAGCAGACTCTCAACGCGGCGAAGACCGGTAATCGCAAGCAGAAGGTCAGCGCCGTCTCGCAGCTGCTCAATGCGGCAGGAGTTAAACCGAGATGAGTAATACCAACTGGGATAGTACAGACCTCATCAGCACCGATTTTGAAGGTCTCATCAACGAAGCGGTCATGCAGCAGATCTGGGACATCAGTAATGTCCCGCTCAACTTCACCGAACGCGCCGGCAGCGGCGACCACGGTAACGAGCATTTCAGCTGGACGACCGACAAGCTGGCCGCCCCGAGTACATCCAATGCCGTTGTCGATGGCGCGGATACTACCGGGGACGATTCCAAGGCCGGCGAGCGTATCGGCAACAACAGCCAGATCTCCGTGAAGGTCGTACGGGTCTCTACTCGCGCACGCGAGTCGGATACCATCGGCCGAGCAGACGAATTGGCATATCAGGTTATGGAAAGACAGAAAGAGCTGAGGCGAGATGTAAACGCGCAGGCTCTTACCGAGCAGGCTTCTGTCGTATCTGATGCCAATGCCGGCACAGCAGGTGTCTCCGGTGGACTGTTCGCGTTCATTCGCGATACGGGCCAGACCAAGGCGGGTAACGCACTGGTCGGTGCCACTGGCGCCCGCCCGGGCGTAGCAGTTGCAGGCGCAGGTCCTGCTGCCGTCACCCCCGGCACGGTTCGCGCACTGTCGGAAACGCTGGTCCGCGACGCGGTCGAGCTGTCATACAACGACGGTGGTAACCCCACGGTCATGTTGACGCTGCCGGCCCTGATCCGGAAGTTCTCCGAGTATCTGTTCACCAGCTCTGCACGTATCGCCGCTCTGTATTCCGAGACCGGTCAGGGTGCTGAGTCTGTGACAGCGAAAGGCTCCGTGAACGTCTTCGTCACGGACTTCGGAACTCTGGAACTCGTTCCGGAGCGCGTGATGGTCGCGGAAGCAGCAGATCGCACCAACGTCGGCATTCTGGACATGGAGTACATCGATTTATCGTACCTCCATGGCTACCGTGTCGAGCCTCTGGCCAAGACAGGTCTGGCGGACAACCGTCTGATGTGCGTCGACTATGGTCTGTGTGTCAAGTCTCTTGACGCGCACGCCACGATCTGCGACATCGACTACACGCTGGACGTGGTCGCGTAAGCAAGCCTGACGCTCCCGGGGGCGACCCCGGGGGCTTCTCAGAGGAGGATCCAGACATGGCCGGACGTATGTGTAATGGAGTGGCTACGTTCTACCAGTATCCACTCACTGAATCTCGGGCGTTCTGTGAAGGCGTAGCGGCTCGCTACGCATCGAACAGCCCGACCAATCCTCATGCAGCCGGCAGTGATGCCGCGACTTCATGGGACGCCGGCGTAGCAGTGGCTGCTGCGGCTGCAGGCGGCGCTGTCGCCAAGGCTGATGCTCCATGCTGCGCGATACCCTCGGGGACAGTACCAGTATGACACAAGTCAAAAACATCACAGACCACCCTATTTGCGCACGCAACGGGATGATACGCCCGGGCGAGAGAGCCGAAGTCGATCAGGAATACCTCGACTGGTTTGTCAGCAAGGGGTGGGTCGAGGTTTCACAAGCGGAGGTGCCAAGTGCCCCGGTCGACGAAAACGTGGGGGACGAGCCGTCGTTCCTTGATTGACGGTGCTATCGTCCAGAAGATAGCAACTCAGGCGCATGAGCCCGGGCGGCTTTACGTCCAGAATACGCAACCCAGCGAGGACCTGATACTGGAGCGCAACCAAAAGCTCCGTAATAATCCCGGGGCTCTCAAGGACCTGTCGTTCGGTCGGCAAATCGCATCGGTTCCTGCCATCGTCATGTCCGAATGGATGAAGACGTATCCAGAGCTGCGGGGCGGTGCGCCTTCGAAAGATCGTCAGCGCAAGCTGATGCAGCTGCTGTCGGATCCAGCTAACCGGAAATATCTTGTACAGGATTCCACAGCCAAATCTGCGACGAAGTATCACCAGATAGGTGAGCTTTATGATCCGCAAAAAAGGCACTAGACATCAGGTCGTCAGCAAGAAAGGGAAAAATCTGGGCACCTATCGCTCGAAAAAAGCGGCAAAAAAGCGCTTGAAACAGGTCGAGTATTTCAAACGTAAAGGTAGACGTGGATGAGCCTTGCAAACTACAACGATTTGATCGGCGCAGTCGGTGATTGGTTCGCCCGGGCAGATGATACGGTCTTTGTCAGTCGTATTCCGGACTTTATTTCACTTGCCGAGTCGCGTATGCAGCGACGTCTCGACTCTACTGACGCGGAAGATACCGAAGTCATCACTACAGTAGCGGATCAGTTCGAATATCCGTTGCCACAGAACTTCAAAATGGGCCGGGCGATACGTGGGACGACCGGAAATGGCCCATATTTGCTTAAGTATCGAACTCCAGCGCAATTTGCGAACGAAGCAATCAACCGCGCGGATATCGCTACGATATTTACCTTCCGCGGGCTGACTTTGGTATTGAATCCGACTCCACCCGACGACGGTGCCGAGTATTTCATCGATTATCTCGCTCGTTTCACTCCATTATCAGCGAGCCTGCCCACTAACTGGATCCTGACGAACTTCCCGGATGCTTATCTGTTTGGAACGTTCGAGCAGGCTGCAGCTTTCGAGAAAGATGAAGAGGAAGAGGCGCGATGGGCCGGTAAATTCAATGTAATACTCGGCGAAATCAATGTGTATCTTGAAAATCAGCGTTTCGGTGGCGGACCTTTACAGATACGGAGTGACTAATGCCAAAACAGGCAGCGGCGAAGCTCGGAGATTTGCTACCGGACAATCCCAGCCGGGATAACCCGGGGCTGGTACGTGCGGAGAACGTCATACCGCACAAAACGTCCTATCTGCCTGTACGCAACATTGTCGAAGAGTCTGATCCGCTGGATGCCCTGTGCCGCGGTGCAATTGGTCTTGTAGATTACCTCGGCGTTGTACATAACTATGCCGGCGACGTTACCAAGCTATACGAGCGCACTGGCGTAGCATGGAACGATATCAGCCGCAGTGTTCTCGGGGGCTCTTCTGGTGATGGATATAGTCTCCCATCGAATCATAACTGGGAGTTCATCAGAGCCTTCAATAACGTCGTGGCATCCAGCGGGGTGCAGCCCCTGCAGGAACAGCTGGGCTTCTCCGGCAACTTCGAGGATCTGATACCGGATGCCGGCGTGCCCGGCAATACGGACCCGACACCGTCGCTACGATACATCGCGCCTGTCAGGGACTTTGTGCTGGGAGGGTGGACCGCGACCGACACGAATCTCATCAAGTGGTCAGGCATCGGGAATCACAGAGTGTGGACCCCAACAGTGCTGCAGTCAGGAGAGCAGCCGCTGCAGAGAGGCGGACAGGTTACTGGCGTAGTCGGCGGGGAATACGGTGTCGTGTTCTGTGAGCAGTCGATTTATAGGCTGACATATGTCGGCGCTCCGGTTGTTTTCCAGATCGACGAAGTCGCTCCCGGGCATGGCACCACCGCCCCGGGCAGCATCGCGCAGTATGGCGACACTATCTTCTTCATCGATACCGACGGCTTCTACATGTTCAACGGGGCACAGGCTATCCCTATCGGCAGTAACAAGCTCAATGATACGTTTTTGAGAGATTATGACAGTGAATTCGCGCAACGAGTCATTTCGGCGGTCGACATTAGTCGTTCACTCATCTGGTGGGGTTATCCATCTCAGCAAGCACGCACTGGTCCGGATGGACAGAAGATCCCGGATAAGATCATTGTTTACGACTGGACGACGGGACGCTTCGCGGGTCCCATCAATCTGGAGGTGGAGGAACTGGTTTATTCCGAGACACAAGCCTCCTTCCTCCTCGATGACGTCACTACAACGAACTTCCCCCTCGAAGCAACGATACCGGGGCCGTGTTTTGAAGGTGGTGCGGACCCGACGTGTATCGACGCGGACCTGTTCCCTTTCGACGGGGATGCCGGGCTGTTCAAAGGCGGAGACGCCAGACTGCAGGCCTTCAGCTTCAACCACAGGCAGTCGTCGTTCACCGGGGCGATTCTCAAAGCGTCTATCGAGACTGGTGAATATGCGTTGACTCCCGGGCGACTGTCGATGGTGACCGGCTTTCGCGCTCTGGTAGATGGCAATGATCCGAACATAACTGTGCGTATTGGCTGCCGGCAGCAAACTCGTGGAGCCGTAAACTGGAGTGTAGAACTGCCTCCGAATGCAAGAACCGGTTTGCATAATTTCAGGAAGAAAGCGCGATACCATCGATTCGAGATTAACGTAGACGGTGACTATGAACATATTTTCGGAGGAGAGGCGGAGTTCGAGCCTTCAGGTGCGCGATGAGTCTGGATTACGAAAGACCTCCGGTAATTATACGGGACTGGAAAGAGTCTCATCGCAGGCTTTCACAAGCCATAGTCTTCCTGCTGGAGCAAGTGAAGACCGGCTCGGCGCTTTATGGTTTGACCATGACTGGTGTGACGCTTGCCGGCGCATCCCCGGGGACGACTCTGCTCGGCTATGGATCTGAGATCGAATATCGATTTCTGCCGGCGGACCCGGCGACTGGCATTATTCAGGTGGATTCTGATGGGGTTTACCGGTTTGACTACACCATCGCGGTCACAGGTGGCGCCATCAATCAGGAGTACATTCTGGAGCTGGTTTCATCCATTGGGGGTAATACGCCAATCAATTCGGAATTCTGGGGCTCTAATCAGCAAAATATCATTGTCCTGTCGGGATCCGCCTATCAGGCGGCCGTGGCAGGCGAGCAATTCAATTTGGCGCTATACTCTTCGGCGACTCCGACAATCAACATTGCAGGTAATTTCAGCGTGAATCAGACATGAACCAGCCGGCAGAACAACTCGAACCTCGCGTGATCTGGATTGATCATCAGAACGTCGATCTGGCGTGGGAAGCTGCCCTGCCGATGCTGGAGCTGGCTTTCGATTATCAGAGTAACCACACCCCGGAGTCTGTCCTGCAGGATCTGCAGAGCAACAAGGCCCTGCTATGGATGTCGGTTTTGCCGGATCAGATACTGGCTGCCGGGGTGACATGGATCGATGCATATGCGAATGGCCGGGTGCTGAATATTGCTTTCGGCGCCGGCGACATGGGCGAGCTGAAGCGCATGCTTCCTTACGTCATAGACTACGCCCGGTTTGCTGAATGCGTAGCCATCGAGTGTCACGGTCGCCGTGGCTGGGTCCGCGAGTTAGGCAAGGAAGGCTTCGATGAAATATCAACTACGGTGAGGTTAGAGCTATGAGCGGTGGAGGCGGTGGTGGAGAGACGAAGACCGAGATGCCGAAGTGGATGAAGGAGACCGCGAAGCCTCTGGCAGCTGACATAGGCTCGCTGAGTTCGACGCCTTTCTTCCCCGGGCAGACTTACGCGGATCCTTCGCAATACACCCAGCAAGGCATCGCTGGCATGGGTGGTATCGATTATCAACCGACACTGGATTATTACGGCGGCGTTCTGGAGGGGGGTGGGGGTCTCACCCCTGACTTCCAACAGGCAGTTATGGAGCCGGCGGTGGAGAACGTTGCCAGTCGATTCGCTGCCGCAGGACGTTATGGCAGCCCGGCCAGCGTGCAGGGCATGACAGAGGCTGGTATGCGGTCTCTGGCGCCCTACTGGAATGATCAGCAGCGCCGACAGATGCAGGCGGCAGCAGCACTCCCGATGGCCCAGCAGGATCTCTGGCGGTCTCGCCTTATGGCCGGGGGCTTGCAGGAGATGTGGGACCAGAAGGGCATCGACGAGGCAATGCAGCGGCACTATTACGACCCTCGATACCAGCTCCTGCAGCAGCAGATGGGTTTGTTGGGCGGCCTGCCCGGAGGGGGAGGCATCGTTACTCAGAACCCGGGAAGCGGTTCTGCTCTTGCCGGGGGTCTTGGCGGGGCTATCAGCGGGGGAATGGCCGGCGGCATGCTGGCCGGGACTGAAGCCGGGGCTTTCCTCGGTCCATGGGGAATGGCTGGCGGGGCTCTTCTTGGTGGGCTTGCTGGCTCTGGATTACTGGGGTAGATCATGGCATTCGACATGGCACAGGTGGGACAGGGGTTGCTGGCAAATCCACTCTTCGGAATGGGCATCGGGCTTCTTCAGGGTGCAGCTCCCGGCGGAACATTCGGCGGGGGGGCGCAGCAGGGCCTGCAGAACATGATGGCGATGAGTCAGCAGAATCAGATGCGCCAGCTGCGGGATCTTCAGCAGCAACGAGCTGCCATGGAAGTTTCTGAAATACAGCGTCGCCAACAGCAAGCAGAGAAGATGCGCGGCATGCAACCCTTCGGAGCGCCTGCCCAATCGGCTATTGCAGCCCAGACAGAACCCTACATGCAAGGTGAATCCGAGCTGTTCCCGGGCGAGCAACCGATGGGTGGGCTCTTCTCCGAGACGCAGGCTGCTCAGCCTGCTCAGCCAGCAACCGGGCTGTTCGCAGACCCCTCGACAGCTGCCGTGGCTCCGTATCTGCAGCAAGCATATGAAGCCGACCCCATGGCTGTAATGAACACCATGGCGGGGGGTGCTATTGAGAGCATGTTCCGCGAGCCTCCGGGGATGCCTGACAAGATGCAGCAGATCGCCGGGCTGAAACAGATGTATCCTGACATGACCGATCAACAGATCCTCGACATGGTCTACCCCGGACCTATGAACATGACAGTCGACATGGCAACGAAGCTGCGGTCCCTGCCCGAGCAGTTCCAGCTAGAGTATTCGCAAGATCTTGGTAAACGCATATCCAGCGAAGCTATTCAGGCTCCGGCACAGAGACGCCGCATGGGTCGAGGTAAAGAGTTCCTGAAATCTCTGGTACGCGGTGGAGATCCGACCGGGGCATGGCTGCCGATCAAGGCTGAGGCAGCCCGCTGGCTGGGGACAGACCCGGAGCTGGTGCAGGGGTATCAGGCTTTCATGAACCTGTCGGGCGAGGAGGTCATGGCTACCATCGAACAGACGAAGGGCGCAGTCTCCGAGCGGGAGATGTCGTACTTCGAGAAAATCAATGTCGGGGCCGACAAGGATCCGTTCACTAACTTCGCTCTGATGGAGATCGCGGATCGCGCTGCAGCTCGTCAGGAGGATATGGCACGCCTCTATCCGAGGTACATGGCTGAGAATCCAGAGACTGGTGGCATGGGCTTCGAGCAGTGGTATATGGAGAACCACGATCCGTATCCGCAATTCGATCTGCAGCAGCTGCGTCGACAGTACGCAACCGAGATCGAAGGAAAGGCGCCGGCATCGGTAGACGCACAGAGCTGGGCAGAGGGAGCCGGGTATGTTGACCGCTGAAGAATCCGTTGAGCTGCTGAAACTCAGGCAGGTATCCGGGCTCAACCAGAAAGGGCAGGATCGTCTGCGGGCGCTTGAGCGGAAGAATCTACCCGAGACAACAGGTCTTGAGCGGTTCCTTATCGGCACTGGTCGCGGAATGATGGACATCTATCAGGGCGCAAAACAGAAGGGGCTACAATTTGGCGAAGCAGTTGGTCTCGCAGACCCCGGGTCTGCGCAAGCATATACAGATCAGGTCAACCAAGAGCTGCAGCTCTACAATCGTCTCGCGCAAGCGCACCCGTGGCAAACCGGCGCGGGTCGGTTCGCGGGTGGTGTTGCCGCGGCACCCATACCGGGACTTGGAGCGAGCTTACCGATGCGTCTCGCCACCGGTGGAGCGATGGGAGCTGGTATCGGAGCCACCGAGTTTACGCCGTCAATGGAAGCCGGTGATGTCGGCCGACAGGCTCTCTTTGGGGGAGCTGGTGCTGTTGGCGGTGAAGCGGTTGGTGCAGGCCTTGGCCGGCTGTTTCAGGGCCGCCCGGCGCGGCCTCCGCTGCCTCATGCAGAAGCTATTGGCGCTGCCGGCGGACGGGAAGCTGGTGTCTTCTCACAGGCCCCGGCATTGCCTCCACCCCCCATGCAGGCCGCCGGCTTCACACCAGAGTATGGCATCCCGCTTACCTCCGGGCAGGTCTCGGGCTCCATACCGGCGCAACAATTCGAACAGAGGGTCCTGAGGGGTAACGTTCTCGGGGATCCGGCCCAGCGGCAGCTGGACGAGTTCCTTGGCGGTCAGCAGGCAGCCATCAATGAAGCCTACGACGAAGCCACGGGGCGCGTCACAGGGCGAGGGGCGGAAGTTCTGGAGGGTGAGCCCCGGGGAGCGCCGCTGGAAGCCGCAGAGCGCCTCAGGGCGCGCGCTGGCACCCTTATGGACGATGTAGATGAGGCTTATCGGTTGGCTCGACAAGCCCGGGCATATCTGACGCCGGAAGATACCCGTGGGATGTTTAATACCATGCGGGCTAGTCTGAGCCGGGAAGCGCTGTACGCCCCGGATCTTTACCCCCAGACTCATGCCTTCCTCCAGCGGATGGACGAATATATCCCGCTTGACGTCCCCGGGCGTCGCGTGACGGGAGTAGAAGTCGAAGGTCTTAACACCCTACGTCGACTGCTGGGAGACCACATAGGAGCCGCCGAGAGCAGCGACCGGCGCACCCTGACCCGGCTGAAAGGCCTGTTTGATCAGGAGCTGCTGTCTCTGGCTGATGAGGGCCGGCTTCTGGGCGACGAGGATGCCCTCAGGGAGCTGCGCAGGGGTATCCAGCTGCGGGCGGACTACGGTCGCCTGTACGGGCCCAGAGAAGCCTCCAGACGGCGCTCAGGGCGTAAGGTAGCGGACCCGGCAGGCCGCGCTATCGAGGATATTATCGAAGACACCACGCTGACCTCGGACGATGTCATGAATCGAGTCTTCGGAGCCAGCCTCGGCGGCAATAAGAATACCGGGGCGATCCTGCGCCGGGTCGAGGATGCGGCCGGCCGGGAGAGCCCGGAATATGATCTGTTCAGACTGGCTGCCATGGAGAAAATCCGGCAGGAGACCCTGTCCGCCGGCACCGATAACATCAGCGTGGACAAGTTCAGAACCAAGTGGGAGAAGCTGAAGGCCCGGAACATGGATCTGGTTGATCAGCTATTCACCGGCGCCGAGGTCGAGGAACTTGATACGCTGCTAGGGGAGATGGGTCAGGCCCAGTATTCCCGGCTTGCTCTCAACCCGTCCCAGACGGCATTCATGCTGGAAAACATTATACGCCGCGCAGCAGCTCCGGCCATGGGTGCCGCAGCTGGTGGCATGGCTGGGGGCATGACAGGCGCTGCGGCCGGGGCTACGGCTTCGTTCTTTGCTACTCAGGCGCAGCAGCAGATCCGCGATGCGCTTGGTAGACTATTCGCCAGAAGGATATACCGTCCGCCGGCAGGCGCTGCCGGCCGCGCTCTCGGCCCGATTGGTCGGGAAGCCGGCCTGACCGTCGAAGAGGAAATGTACAATGACTGATCTGAACGACTGGGCAAATCTGGCAGCGGATAATGACCGCACGCAGGTTCCGGATTACCTGCCTGAAGGAGCCTCGCCGGTTCCGGCATTCAATAACTGGAGCCGGGAAGCGCAGGCAGCTGTGCGGCGCTTCTATGAAACTCTCGAGTGGCGTAACTTTCTGGATGACTCCGAGACGCCATCGTTCACCAGCTCTACAACGTTCGATGTGCCGGCGGGCAAGGCCTCGCTGTTCAGTCAGGACCAGCGGGTACGAATAACCGATACCGGATTTGCTGTGAATCCGGGCTACGGCACGATCACCGGAGTTGCCGGGCAGGCAATCACGGTGAAGATGGACGACACTGGTAACAACATCACCGCAGCCATCAGTCTGGTCGAATGCGGATTCAACCCGGATGGCAATCCGATCACTGTTGACTTCATCAAGGACTTCGCCTCGCAAGTGGTAGCTGTTGCCAGCGGTAATGAGGATTACATGCGGCGGGTCGATGGCAGCGCAATCGCAGCGACATTCGCGACAGCGACTACCTGCACCATTCCGGCAGCGAATCGCTATGACGTCTGGCTGGAAGCTCGAATCAATATCACAGACCCGGGCATGCCGGGGGGTGGCGGCACAGGTTACATATCCGGCATCACTTTCGGCACTGATCCTGAAACTGATCCGGCTACGGTGACAATTGTCGAAGACGACGCAGAGTCTCTCACGGCAACCATGACCACCATCGAGGTCATAACACCGACCAAGAACGACGCCATGGTGATGGATTCCCGTGGGCAGGCTCGCGGGGCAGGTGTGCCACTGGCGACAGTGGATGTGGATCCGCAGACGTTCACCATTCCTGCTACCAGCAGTTCTACTGCGCACAGCAGGACCGGCTGGGATTTCTTCAGTGCCGTGCTGGTGTCGAAGGGCACCGGCGGTTTTGCTACAGACGAAGAAATACCGGTGCCGATCATGGCGTGGGCAAATCAAAACAAGGGCACGCCGAATATCGGGTTTTCTGTGTCGGTGGATTCGACCGATGTGAATATCTATATTCTCGATACCGATTCCAGTGGTAACCCGCCGGCTGTGATCTCCCCGAGCGGCACCGTGGTCGACATCAACTCGACTAATTTCGATCTGAAAGTCACGTTCTTTGAGTTCGCACAAGTCGTAATACCATAAACAGACTCGTAAGAGGACTGAAAAATGAAGCAACGCGTACGTCCGTTACTGCTATTCAAGAAACAACGTGGTGTTATGCAGCGCGTCACCTCGGGTGTCTGGGCGCAGGGCAACCGACTGCTTGGCATGGGGTTCATCCCTATCGGAATCTCCGGCGATGCTTTCGGGTCTACTATTACGGTCTGTTTTAACGAGCCTCCAACCGGCGATCTGGAAGCCGGCGTCACGCTGAACGTCAACGGATCTCCGGCTACTATTAACGCCAGCGCTGTTGATGGCAGCTGCATCGACTACACTATCGCCGGGACGCTCGACTGGAGCGACACGCTGCAGTTCGTCTATGACGCCGACGCTGTCGGGTCCAACCTGTCCGGGCAATTTACCGGAAAAGAAATGGAGGACGGCAAGCAGGTCACGGGATCTGTAGCAGCCCAGCCGTCGTTTATTGTCGACTTCACTACTGGCTCTGCCACGCCATCATCCGAGGCCGGGGACGGTACACCGAATCTGGGTTCGCCCGACTACACTTACTCCCGCTCCGGCACAACCGAAACCATCGCCGAAGGTGTAGGCAATAACCTTATCAAGCTGACGAAAGAAGATGAGATCGGATTTGACGGGCAGCGGCGGGTGGAGAATAAAATAAATGACCCAAACCCAGCTAATTGGTCAACACAATCAGCAAATACAACGATAACAACCGGCATTGCCGATCCAGATGGTGGTAATAATGCCTATAGATTGACCTGCAATGCGACATCACTTGAGACTTTATCTGATTTACTTGCTGTCGATAACTCTGCACATCAAAATTTTTCTGTCTATCTTAAGTTGGTTTCATCCAGTGGATC